TATGATGGGGTTACTTCGGTTCCGGAAAACCAGTTATAAACCGTCTGTCTTGTTGCGCCTGTATATTCTGAAATCTTAATTACAGGGAAATTTAATTTGATAGCCCATCGACCCAGCTGATTGCCTAGGGTCTTTTCCGCCTTGGCGGTGGACTGTCGTATTGTTTCTGAGTAAGCCATATTATTATTCTCGTTGGTTTAAGGGTGGGGGTACTTGTGCGCTTAACAGGAGTATCAAAATAAATACAGTACAGGCTATTTAGAGTCGCCGAGCCGACTTGCACGTTCCCCCCAAAACTAATTACTCGTCGTCTGCATCCCACGAATCAACTACAGACGCTAGGTCTCCAGTTTTCTTTGCTGGAACAGCCGATACTTTAACAGCAGGCTTACGTTTTTCAGGTTCATCAAACGCCTCGGCAGGTGCTTCTTCTTTTACTGGCTTAGCAGGAAGGCCTGGAAGTGCTGCTTTCTTAGTGCCGTTGCTCGATGAGACTGTCATAACAACAGCTTGTTTGGCTTCGATCGACTCGCTCTTTGCTAGAGCATGTTCAAACTCGTCTTCAGTCAACCAACGCATAGGCTGGAAGAATAGCTTGGGTACAGCGGCTTTAGTATCAAAACGCATACGAGTCACGACGGTCTCAGGGCTAATGCCTTGGGCAGCTAGGAAGCGAGCGTAAGCCTGTAATGGGCGCTTGTCGCCGTCCTCTTTACCGAAGATTGATGTAGCAGATAACGTTAACTGCATAACATCTCCGCCCACATCGTTAGCAAGTACAACCGCTAAACGCTGGCTAAAACGGCACGCTCTAGAATCACCTTGGCCTGAACCTTTGGCATTTTGTGGGCATGATGCGCAGTTAGTGTGCTGTTGATCACGGACAGATGCATCTGGTAGTTCACCATCGGCAGACCAACAATCGGGGCCTTTTGTAGAACCTTCTTCGTATGTACCTGCGTAGAATGTACGGCTAATCTTAGGCGCAGCTTGAACAATAACTACATCAAGATGGCGGTCGTCAATTGCCGCAACTTCTTCACTGCCGGACATTAAACGAAATACGCCACCTTTAACGGAAATGCGTTTACCAAAATTGCCACCGCCCGCCAAGCTTTTGGCAAGGGAGGAAAGGTCTACCCTCTTAGCAAATGCAGGTAAGTTAGTGGGGTTAAATGCTGTGAGTTCTTTACTCATTTGTTGCTGCTCCTTCTTTAAATGCGGTTGGCCTAACAATAGCTGCGCCTACCTGTAAAAATTGTAAAAATACTTCTGCTACTTCAGTTACTTCGTATGCGTCTCCTTCGTACAAGTGGCTTACTGCTCTTTCAAGAGCTGTTTTGCGTAGCTCAATTTCTAGCCAAATGTTTCGTGACGCCTGTTCTACTGCTTCTTGTTGCGCTGGGGATAATGTTTCCACTTACTTCTCCTTATTTAGTTGGTTTGCGTACTGATACTGATACTTCGGACATAGAGTTTAACCCCATTGGAACAACCCCAGGATTTTCATCTAAGAACATCGCCATATTCTTTTGAGCAATACGCTTCTCAAACAAGTCTAGGGCATCATGCTCTACAACAAATGTCTTAAATGAATCCCAGTCATCTGTGTAGTAGCGTGTCTTTTGCGACAGGATAATTGTGCCTTCGTCAGTTTTTACAGACTGAAGTCCGAGCGCCACCATCTGATCTTTCATAGCGTTCTTTATTTCTTCCTGTTGCGCTTTTAAGGCTTCGAGCTGTGACTCGTATTGCGTCGTAAGCTCGTTTACTCGTGCGTATATCTTGCGATACACTTTTGCTAGTTTGTCTAGCGGGATATTTTCGTCTGACATACTTCCTCCTTTGTCAATAATTATACATAAATGCAGACAACTGTACAACCTAAATATAGGTTTTAATTTAAACCAACTTCCTCCTTATACAAATTCAGCAGAATATCGTGCCCTTCAACACGCTTCTCTAGTTGAGCAAACATCCGCTTTTCTATATCGCTACCTTGCAAGTGTATCACAGTAACATTTGTACTGGTCTGACCAATACGATCTGCTCTAGCAATACACTGTAGGTAGGTTTCTACAGACATAACGGGGCCGTAAAACACTACTGTATCCGCGGCGGTAAGCGTCACCCCATGAGAAGCTGATTGGGGCTGAACAACTAGTATACGCGGGTTTGGTTCAGTTTGGAACCGTTTAAAAATATCCGTGCGTTTATTTACGGATACGTCACCATGAATAACCTCAGAGCCTATATTGTGCTTAAGTAAATAGGTGTGGATCGTTTCAATGCTGTGCCTAAATGGTGCAAAGACAATAACCTTTCTGTTGGTTTCTTCCAACACTTCTAGCAAAACATTCAAGCGGGGCGCGCAATCAAACTCCACTACTTCATGCGCGTCTGTATAAGCAGCGCCCGCTGATATCTGCAAAAGCTTTGATACGCCTGCCGCGGCATTTACCGCAGTAATGGTTTCCCCTGATGCCTGCATAACCATTCTTTCCTTAAGCAACTTATAGTACTTGACTTGCTGTGGGGTTAGTGGTATTTCACGGGTAACGGTAATCACAGGTGGCAGGTCTGTGCACTCTTCTTTGGTAAACCGAATGGCGGGTTGAAGCGCATCAAATACTGCCTCTGCCGCACCGCTTTTTGGAACCCATTTAAACTGCGTTAGTTTTTTCATAACCTTATCGCGCCATGCAGTAGCAAACTTAGGGACGCCAGAAGGATTAACTAACCGAGCCAAGCCATACGCATCCACGGGAGATTGCGCTGATGGGGTACCAGTCATCATCCACAGTAATGAATCAGGACGGACGATTTTGTTTAACGATTTCCACCGTTTAGTAGAAGAGTTTTTGTATGCGTTTGCTTCATCTACTATGACCAAATCAAACCGCCCGTCCATCGCAACTTCATCGGCAATAAGATTGAGCCCATCATAATTGACTATTACAAACTCATAATCGCCTTGTACCATTTCTATACGTCGACTAGCCTGAGCATGGTGCGCCACAATTGCGGATCTATGGATTATGCTACTTGATATACCACTCATCCAAGCGTCATGCATAATAGACAGCGGACATAGAATTAAACACCGCCGTACTTTCTTTAATCGCATAAGATAGTCAGCCGCCCATAAGGCGCTAAGGGTTTTACCCGTACCCGGATCATTGAACACAAATGCTTTGGGGTGTAGCGTTAAGAAAGATGCTGTTTCTATTTGGTGCGAAAAAGGACGATGGCGACCAGGCCAATCATATCTAGCCGTTATCGGGGATACTACATCTTTAACCCCTAAATTTCTTAATACTCTAGTTTCGTCTAACCCCCAAAATACTGCCATTTCATACACACCGTTTTGTTCACCTACTACTTTACTGCGGGGTATGATGCTGTACTTATCGGGGTCTCTTGTTCTAAATACTAATGCTTTGTTTTCTATAATTTGCATTTAAGAATTTCTCCAATACACATCTCTGGGGTTATCCAACATGGATTTAATAAGTTCATCTGTATTAAAGAACCATTGAATAACTTTCGTGCCATCATGCTGCATGATTGTAAAACTCATGGCATTAGTTCCTTAGGTGGTCGGTCGTCACCCTCGGGGTATGTGTTTGTATAAAGCATTAGCATTCTTAGATTACACATGGCGTGAGCCAAATGGGTTTGCCCTGATTCAGAATCAATATCTTCCCCAGCCTGCCAAGCGGCAATGTGGCGCAAAGCGCACGCTAGTGGGACAGACCAAGGCATCCCTTTCATCCAGTTATGGGCGGCGTACTTTTTAGCGCCGTACATCCATACTCTAGCTTCTTCTTCAAGAGTAACTAAAGGTATCAAACTAAAGTCCGGTTTACCTCCGTTATACCTAGCGCCTGATCCTTTGGCTGTACTACTAACATCGCCTATCCCACCCGCCTCTGGTATTGCGGGTTGTTGTGGAATTCTTAACGGTATCTTAGTTACCGTATCATCTGTATGCCAGTTATAGCCTGTACCTGCTCCTTCGTTTGTGCTCATATATCCTCCTATTTGATTGAGCCGTCTGATTTTCTTGCAAAACTTCTATTGGCGCTGGCACTCTTTGCTCTGAGGTTACTTCGCACCGTCTTACCGCCTTTACTTAACGGCTTGGTGTGGTCTACATCTTTGCCGTCACCTTTATGAACTACGCCTTCTTTTTCCAGCATGCGTCTTGCTTTATTGCGCTGGGCGCGTTTCTTTTTTACTGCTTCTGTGCCGTCGTAGTTTGCATACTCGGCTTTGTAATCACGTTTATATGTCATATATTTTCCTTTCTGACGCAATTTCGGTTGCGCGATTGTTCTGTTTTTAAGATCCATTTACAGTTAGATGGCATGTATCCTTTATCGTTATTGATTCGTTCTATGGAACCGTTTTTAATTGGGCATTTACCCATATCAGCGTAAAAGTTTTCAAACTTTTCCCAGCGTTTGCAAACAGTAATACCACGCCCGCCGTACCTGTGATACCGAGGGTGCTTTTCATAAGAACAGCGTTTTTTCATTGCTGTCCATACGCTAAACTCAAAAGTGTTCGTCAGCCCATGCGTTTTATTTCTTAGGGAAGCCTGCTCTTGCCTATAGCACCCACAACTGACAGAAGTTCCTTTAGTTAGTTGATCAGACCTTTGAACTTTTTTAGTTCCACAATCACATAGGCATGACCATAAAGCAGCTCCGCGAGCTGTGCTACCGACACGCGCTAAAACTGTTAGCCTGCCGTACTTTTTACCTACTATGACTTTAGTGTGTATGCTCATTTATGTTTCCCGTTAAATTCGCATGATATCACAGGACAATGCTGCTTGCAAAGACCAGAAGATGTTGGGTTCCAAACCCCTGTGCTATAACTACTAGCCAACTTCGCAACTCGTTCACGATAGCGCCACCAATGAAAATCTACATCTTCTAACATCATTTTTTGTTTTACTGCCGTACCTTTAACCACAAACAACAACGCTGAATTAACTTGGCGTATATGTGGGAAGTGCGCAAAGACCATTAACGACATTAGAATTAACTGGTCTTTATCGGGGTACTTGTTATTGCCGGTCTTATAGTCGATGACCCAAGCTTTTAAGCCGTCGTCATCAATAATAAGTAAGTCAGCAATACCGCGCGCCCAAACATCATCTGCCTTGAAATCGCAAGGGGTTAAATCTTCTCTCACCCCCATTTCGTACTCCGTAAGTTTGCGTCCTTCTTTCTTAAGTAAGCTATCCAGTACAGGCTTCATGAATGCATGCTCGGGGGGCAACTCTTTACCGTCCCTAATATATAACTCAGCCGACTCATGTACTTGTTTACCGTAGATAGTGTGAACTGTGTCAGTGAAGGGGTAGTTTTTAAGTACTTTAACTTCTTGAAACCGCCGAGCACAACCTTCGTAATCCTTGAGTCCTGAATGACTCCACTTAATTTTATCCATTAGAATTTCGCTGTCCGTATAGCTTGTTCAAGGCGGTCTGCAAACCCACTAACAAATTTCTCGTTGTGGTTAAGTTTGCTCTCGCCCATATCGTAGAGAATGGCGTGGGTGATCTCATGCCATAAGGTATTATGCTGGCGAGTTGCCGCTTGCTTGGCAATGGAAATCGTGTGGTCGGTAAAACAGTAAGCCCCGCGACACTCAGCCCTACCTACAAACACATCGTCATACACAGCAATTTTAATTTTGCGGTTACCTATCTTTATTTCTTTTGGTACTGCGTATTGTTTTTTCACTTCGCTTCTCCGTATCGTTTGGCACAGCCGGTCTCAGCGTCAAGAGGGATTCCTGACATGTATTTAGGTTCTGTGACCATCTGCGCGTATACCCAAGTTTCAGCTTCTTTAGCTTCTGACTCGGGGACTAGTACTACAACTTCATCATGCACAGTTAATACGCACGGATATCTCCTTTGAATCCGTAACATACCATCCGTCATGACACATCGTGCTACTGCTTGCACAATATTTTCTACTATTTTACCACCGTACAGTTTCTTAGGCTTGTTTTTAGCGTCTCCACCATACTGCCACTGGACTCTACCCTTGTTGTCTGCATGTCCTTCAAGGTTAGGGTAGCGGATAGATAAGCCACTCGGTAGTTCAATAGCTTCTTTCTTAAATGTAATACATTTATATTTATATTCCTTACCCCTAGACAAGCATGAAAGGATAGAGTCGTTACACAGTTGCCAAAAGGCCACAACATCCTGCGATGTGGCTCGGTAAATATCAATGATCTTTTTTGCTGCAACGCAATGAATAAGCAACTCGTCCTTAGTGCATGTATGAGGTATCTCATTCATCTTCTCTAGGTTTTTTTCCCAGCTAATAAAGTCTTGCATATCCTGACCAGTAACACCTAGCTGTTTGGCAAAAGCCTTATCGTACATAGTAGGTGGAGCGCCAAGGAAGCCAGTTAATAACTGCGCCGCAAAGCTAGCCCAACCCATACCATAGCCGCAACCTAGAAGCGCCGATTTAGCTGACTGGCGGAGATCGGGATGGGTGTCTTTGGTAAGGGTAGGAATGCCAAACATCTGCGCGCCAAACGCGGCATACGCATCCTGCCCGGAGGAAAAGATCGTGAGAAGAGGCGTAAAGTCCGCAAGGTACGCAAGTACTCGGGGCTCGATTTGGGAGAGATCGCAGACCACCAAGGTATAGCCTTCCGGCGCTTGAATACTTTTGCGTAGAAAAGACCCCCGCTTGAGGTTTTGTAAATTAAGGCCCGAGCCTTTGCTCGCCGACCAACGACCTGTGTGCGCTCCGTAGTAGTTGAGCGGGACAGGAAGTGTACCTCGTTGCGATATATCGATGAACCTCTGCGCTCTCGTTCGTTCAAGCGTCGACTTAACTTTAAGCCTTGCTTCACAAATAAGTGATACGTCTTCGTTGTCTGAATTAAGCAATGCTTGGAAGAGGGCATCCGTTTTAGCGAATGCAAAAGCTTCTTTACCAGTCGTTTTGCTAATTTTCTTTGGGGGGGATACCCCGAGCGCCTCAAGGACTCCAGCAAACTGATCGTTACTAGCCAACGCCGTTTCATCAATGTTAACTTTTTTAAGAATCGCTTCGCGCTTGCTGCGTTCGTCGACAATGGCTTCATTTAGCATCTCCTTATCTAGCTCAAGAACAGGGTCGGTAAACATTCTGAGCGTCATGTCTATTAGTTTTAACTCACTCTTAGGGTATCCGCCTTCAAGTTCAGCATTCAAAATATTAAATATTTCTTCGCATAAAAATACATCATGAAGACAGTATGCCGCCAACTCGTCCTCTACATTTTGCGGTAGCTCTTCCAAACCGTCAGTATCATGAACAGCTTCTCCTTTAGGAGGGAGACCGTAATATGCGGCAAGAATTTTAAGGCTGTTACCCACCTCCACACCGCGGAGTGCTCGAGCCATTGAAAGAGAGTCAAAAATAAACGCTGGTTGTACTTTATATACCCAACTAAGAATTGCCACATCAAACTGAGCGTTGTGCGCAAGTACCGCAGTCCTACTCCAATCAATCGACTCAACCCATTGCGGTAAGTTATCGTGTGTGACCCAATAAAACCCTTCTTGTCCGTACTCTTTCCAGCCAATACCGAATGCTTTAAATCTATCATCGCGTATGTATTCCTCCGTTGTCATTTTAGATAGTGTGTAATCAGACTTTGACCATCTTGTTTCAAAGTCCACGACCAGTATGCGGTCAAAAGGTTTGCTCATCTAGCCGCCCCCAACCACATATATAGTGCTACGCCAATAAGTGAGGCCCCGTATACCAACCACATCAGACGCGCCAGTTTGATTTTTTTGATGTCACCAATCAGCGCTGTCTGTAGGTATTCCATATCGCCGTCAATAGCTGGGCGTAGGTCAGGGTTGTAGTTGCTACCAATTTTAATTTTGCCTGTGTTGTATGGTGTTCTCATGGGCGACCTCCTGTAACCAAGCTTGGAATGTTTCTGAATGTTGCAATGTCGCGTGCGCGGGGATGGTTGGATGGTTTAAAGATGACCGTAGTTCCCACTACGCGAGGTTGTGCCCATTTGATTGGATCAGATTTATCCTGCTCGAGAATCTTTTTATATACTTTTGCGTTTTTAGTTTTTGTAACCATTTGCTTTCCTTAGTTTAATGTTCTACTAGCCATTAGCTGTTCTACGAACTGGCCTGTTGTATCTGCTGCATCTTGTAAAAGATCGGAGACTTCCCACTCTTCAATGTTAAGCCCGTAAACCTTTACCATTTCTGAATCATAGTCATACCCTACAACAACAACACAGGCATTTTTATTTTCATCTAGGCAGTCTTTTAAAATTGCTGTTATTGCCTGTAAGGTATTTTTAGCGTCCATAAGTTTCCTTTACATGCTGTAACCAGCTATCTACTATATGTATATTGTCCTCGTTGACCCAGACAGCAGTGCCACCAGCCTGTCTTATCTGCGCCATCTGCGCTTCCTGTAAAGGCGTAGGTTTGTTATTACCCGCTTTACACTCGATAGCAATAAAGAAACCAAGGTAACAAGCCACAATATCAGGTACACCACTACGCCCAAAGCCTCCAGTAACAGGGTAGAAATAATACGCCCCATAATCTTTAAGAACATTGACGACTTTCTTCTTTACTTTTGACTCGGGTGTGGCGCTCATCGTTGTTCCGCATCTCTCAATTTCTCCATTAGCTTCTTTCCTTTCTCCGTTAATGAGTGGTAGACAATGCGCCCATCTTCCTTATCTTTGTGCTTGCGGATAAAGCTCTTAGCGATTGCCTGTTCTATGTGGTACTGGGCGGTGGAGTATACCATCGCACCTTGCTTAAGCACTAACGCTTGGATGCGGGTGGTGTTGATGGGCTCAGTCATTTCGACCAAGCCCAACACATACTCTTCGCCCCAAGATATATCAGCTTTATCTCTAATATGCTGGGTTGCGAAGATTGTCATTACTTACCTTGCTTACCAAACACAATATCAAGTAAGCCCCATACATGGCGAGCATCATAGATATTGAGCGAGTTAACAAAAGCCTGCGCATCAAAAGTACCTTGAGTAGGGGGGACCGCGGGTTTAGACACGCCCTTAAAGGCAGCCTTAACCACAGGCTTTTTCTTGGCTTCTATCTTTACATTGCGATTCTTCTTGCTGTATAAGCCTTTAATCTTTGTAGTGTAAGTATCAGATACCGCCCAGTATACGAACACCATGCGTCGACCAAAGCCACGATAGTTTTTATTGGGTTCTTGTGAGCGCCCAATTAATTGACGATCGTACAAAGACTTAAGGGAAGTGGCGATACCCCCAACATCGTCATGAGGCACACCAAACTTAACACGGATGTCTTCTAGCGTACACTTAGGGGTTGACTTAATGAATTCATACACTCGTTCACTAAGCCCTTTCTTTTCCGAGGACAACTCAGCGGTTGTCTTCACTTCTTCGGCTGGTAAGTTCCAGCTATTGATGATTTTAGATACTTCAGTTTGTAAGTCTGGCATAACGTTTTCCTTTGTTTGTGTTACTGGTTAATTTTACTACAAATTTTTACTACTTGTTACTGTTGTTTTTTTACTACGATTTTTCAATTAACTTGAAAAGCTTTTCTACCATAGTCTCGGAGTCTAATGCAGTATCTATAAGTGCTAGTAGCTTTGCATTAAAAGCTGGCGTTAGGCTAGCGGCATTATCAATTGCCCCCGTCTGTACCAACTCTACTATCTCATTATGTAACGATCTGACATCCGACCCTAACTCGTTGATTCTTTGCTTGCTCATTTCTCTTGTGCTTTCACATAGCTGTGCATATTAAACCAATGCTGGCGCATTGACTCGGGGTACATTTCAATTAACCAGTCTTGAAACGCATTTGCTGGATTGATATTTAGAAGCAATCCATCTTCATCTCTGCATTGCATCAAAGTAATTAGAAGGTTTTCCAATGACTCTTTACTTATGTTCTTTTTATCTGACTTCATTTCTCTTGTGCCTTTCTTAGTATTGCTCTAGCAAATTTATCAAAATGAACCGAAACAATATTTAAATGCTCATCTAATGTCCAATATTCACCACTAGAAATTATGTCTGCTATTTCCTCATCTGTTAGTGTCTTTGCTTTTAATGCTTCAATCTTTAGTTTTTGTTGGTCAATGATGCTTAATGCAAGTCCTAAATTGTCAGGGTGCGGATGGGTGTAGAGTGGAATACAGCCTGTATCTTCCCAATCAACATCACCACCATAGCCACACTCTAAAGTTTTAGGGTTCATCCACGCTACTGGTTCATTGTTCATTTCTCTTGTGCCTTTCTTAGTATTGCTCTAGCAAAATGCAATTCACAAAAATCCCCATTGTTTCGCAACCTTTTTTCAACATCGAGTATTTCCTTATCTGTTAGGTCTGCTGGATGGGTGTAGAGTGGGATTTCAAATCCTTCTTTTTCTACCCAAGATACTTCTTTGCGCCATTGTTTATTAGTTCGCATCCATGCTACTGGTTCAGTTTGTCTTTCTTGTGCATCTTTAAACCATTGCAATGACTTTCTAGCGTCGGACTCTGCCATAGCCATTCTTTGTGCAATGGCGTGTAGCTCTTTGTTGTCTTTTTTCAACGCCTCTATTTCAGCTTGTTGCTTACGTATAATGGTAGCGGCTAGGTCTAAATATACTTGCTTGGTTCCCCAAGGTAGTTGCTCCTGTTCTTTTAGCAAGTCGTCTATTTCATCAGCTATTTTTAATATGCTCATCACAGATCCCAAGTCTTAGTAACCATAATGCTTTGCTCATCATTAGTGGCTTCAATATCTACATCGATGTGCCCCGCAAAAGGCACAGGCTCCTTTTCTTTTTTACCAAATATTCTATCGAAGTTTTCATCAAACTCCTCCATGCTTACACCTAATGGGCGCGGGGTATCGCCCTTACCCCCATCTCTTACACTCATAGTCCTAACTCCTCATTCATGTTTTCTTCGTATGTAAGCCAAGGCTTCCATGCTCTGCGTATTTCACCAAACGCATAGTGGTTGGGGTTGTCCTTTATTACTAAGCCTCGCTTCTCCTCTAGCGTTTCGGCTAGTGGTATGGTTGTAAACAAAGCATTCTTGTTGGCTTCTTGAACAACATTATTTCTACTGCGCGGGGGTTTTTCTGCTAGTGTCATGAGTTCCTTAGTTTGTTTAGTACTACACCTAACGCCTGCAAGTTAGAGCACAAGGCGTTGATAATCATGTTTACTTCCTGCGCTTGGGGGCTAGTGTCCATAAATCTATACTGCGCACCCGTGGCTCCTTGTATTACTTCTGATTGGGCTTGCGCCCTATCTTCAGATGTGAATGTTGTCATTACTTTCTCCTTTCCAAAATAGGTAGGTTTGCTTCGGTTGGAATGTATATAACTTGGTTCTGCGTATGCTCTAGGTTATTCACAAACAAGTAGCGCAAGTAATCTTCATTGTTCTTCAAGCTATCGCCAATGATTTGATTAGCCTTTGCCACACCCTTTGCTCGTTCTACTTCTGCATTAGCTAACATAGTTGCTGCATCCATCTTGGCTTGGGCTTCTTGTACCATGACTTGCTTACTGAAGTTAGCCTTAGCTAGTTCAGCTTCGCCTTCCATCTTTTGGTGGTACACATTGTACATAGGCATACCATACATACAACTACCGATGAACAAAGGCACCGCTACCACTATGCTTAAACCAACCTTACCAATATGATCTTCTATATCAAACATTACTTTTCTCCTTGAATTGTTTATGTAACTTACTTAACTCGTGCATCTTTCCTGCTATAAAACCCGCTTCCCACAATGTATCTACCATACCGCTATCCATGTACTCGTCATAGTCTTTTGGTATGGGTAGCCAGTCGGTAAACGAATCGTATTCTGCTTCGTTATCATTTCGCAACGCTTCATAATCCACAGCGTAGCTTTGTAACTCCAGACCTAAATCGGAATCGCTAGTTAAAAGATTCTCGGGAAACTCTTCTATCTTGCCGTCGTTCCACATAAATCTTAACTGCACTTTTGTTATTGCTTTACTCATACAACCTCCTTAATTCGATCAGCTTCCTCACATATAAAATCAAACTGCATGTCCAAAACATTAAAGTGCTTACCAGCTTCAGCTTCGGCATCATCGCAGTTATCTGCCTCCACTTCTACATACGCACACCCAGTTACTAATACATTCCATCTGCTCATACAACCTCCTTAACTAAACCAAATACAAATCTGAGCCACAGTAAGTGGGGCTAAAATAAACCAACCCACAGGAAGCAGTCCACCCCACCAACCATCAATATGTTCTAGTGCCCAACCCCACAAGAACACAAACACGCCAAACCACGCTAAAAATAAAAACCCTAAAGCTATCAACATACAACCTCCTTAATTGCTTGAACATATTTATGTACAGTTGAGCCCTCTAGACCACACGCAGTATTTACTTCTAGTGCGTAGCACTTATTCTGCGCCTCATTCCATACGATATCTACTGCGCCGAAGTCTAAGCCAAGAGCCTGTACTGCGGATACCGCAGTAGGTCGTAAATCAATCGGCTCGTCAATGTCCCCTCTGCAAAATACATATCCATTAGCATGATTACGAATATAAGGATGGTGGCTACTAGCAGTTGAACTCCTCCGTTTTTCTTGAATGTCAATAATTTTACTCCTAAATACATGAACACGAAACTCCTTCTTTTTAATTATGTATTTGGTATATAGCGGTGCATCTACTATATCCTCCTGTTGTTTGGCTACAACAATGCCTTGCCCTGAGTGAGCGGTAAGTAACTGCCGACACACTACCTTGTGCCCTTGAGTCAACCAATCAACGGCTTGCTGCTTGTCAGTTGTGTAGTCGGGGTGAGGGATATTGCGGAAGGCAAAAGAGTTAAGCGTGCTAAGTTTATTTGCCGCAACCCCCACGCAAACAGAATTATTGATGACCGTAGCTCTTGAACCATAGACCATGCTACTGCCCCAGTTAATAACAATACGGCTTGGCTTACACAAGGCTACACGCTCGGGTGCAATAAATAAAACCCTACGCCCTAGCTCCTGCGTTAACGCATCGCGCAGTAATCTTGCGCTTTTACTGCCCCGCTTATACGGGGCTATTGCTACCCTTGATGTGCTTAACATTAGTCAACCTCCTTTAGAACAAACTCAGTACCATCGTCTTCACGAGTGATGGTTATCCTGCCATCAGCAGTCTTTTTAACAGTAGCTTTACCTTCAGCTATATCACTAATAATCACGCATAAAATAACGCCTCCTCTCATAGCCTTACGGAACATCTGATTAAAGTAAACAAACGCAATGGTCGCACTAACAGACCAGCATAATAAAAACATTTCAGCAATACTAAATTCCATATAATCCTCCAGTTGTTAAGAAATCATTGTTTTAACAGGCTTAGTACGCTCAAGCCAAGGGAACGCCTCACGAGCAGTCGCGAAGTCAGTCAAGATGCGAACATACCAGCCCTCGTCAATCATCTCATCTAACGCCATGTAGCTGATCTCCATAAAGTTGTCGATACCAAACTCTTCGATGAACTCATATGCGGCGGTGCGACTGATGTACTTGATCTCAAACTGTTGCTCGATCTCGAACACTAAGTCCTCCATCACATCATCAATCTCCTCAGGCGATACACCAAACTCAGGGCTACGCAGTGAATCTTGCTCGTAGTCAGCATCCTCATCTTCATACTCAAACGGACTGCCAACAGGCGGTACATACACAGGGCGATCGTATTGGTTTTGCGGTGCAGGCAATTTACTAACTGTTGTGACTTTCTTTACATACTGCTTCTTAGAATAGTCATACTCATAGTCAGTCCACTCATCATCATAATCATCGTAGCCTGAACCATACCCAGCGCCATAACCATTCCAACGACTGGCAGAACTTTTATATGAGCTACCACCTGATTTCCACGACGCTTTATATGGTGCTGCCTCGATTTGTTGTAGAGCCAAGCCTAAGTCATCTTTGAAATCCTTGGGTACATTAGTAGGGCTAGACCACGCATATGTATTAGATAACCAACGACCGCCCCAAAATACACCTGAGCCTTGATTGACAATCTGTACATTACCTAAGCTGTCCATGATTACAAACTTGTTAGATGCGCCGATATGGTCGCCGATGATTTCCGCAAACGCTTCGGTAAACGCAAAATCTAAGTTGTTAGCAAGCATAGGGCGCAGATAGTCGCGAATGTAATGCCATGTATCGGACTTGGTAACATCTGCTTGGTTGCCAGTAGATAGCACGCCATTATGCATGAGCCACATAGAACGACCATGCTCAGATTGATTAAACACCTCATACGGATGGCAGTTCTCTAAGTCGATATTGCCATGCGTTTTCATACGCAAGTGGAACGCGCAATCGTGACCATCGATGTGGTTAAGGTAGAAGTCAACAAACTCTTGGGCATTCTTAGGCAGAATCTTCTCAATAAGCAGTTCGCCGTCTACTACACGCATAACACCTACGCCGTCTGAGTTAGATAAGTAAAAGTCCTCTAACCACTCTTGAGTTAAAGATGGAGCTGAAGCTGGTTGAGTTAATAATAAACACATAATTTAAATCCTTCTCTTTGTTTGATTGATCGTTTGTTGTGTATTACTTGGGACAGAAACCTGTCCCGCTATGTTGCTCATACTTCTGCTGTCTGTTGCTCGGCTTGTTTCTCGATGCGTGGGTTAACCTTGACGATGGCTGCTTTATCTAGGCTGAATCCCTTAGACCGCAAGAATGACCGTAGATGGGCTGTGTCCTTGCGTTGGCTAGGTTGGCTGATGTACTTGAGGAAGTTGTCAGCAGTTAAGTCTTGTTGCCCTGTGTCACGCGTAAAGAACCATGTTGCATATGTAAACTCTAAGCAAGCCATGATTGTTTCGTAGCGCAGTGAGCCCTTGAATAATCGGAACTCGACAGTCTTCTCTGGTTGGAAGTTAACTGACTCATAGCGGTCTTCGTTCAAGCGTTGCATACCATTGCGTCTACCATACTTAAGCCAAGAGTAGTCAGCAGTCTTGTTCTTAACTTGTGAGTAGCGGTTAGCGTCACGCCTTGCGATAGCACGGAACAGTCTTTGATTACGGCTGTCGTGCATAAACAAGATTAACTTAGCGGCATGAAACATAGTCATACCCTTCTTGCAGATATGCACATGAAGACCACAAGTCTTTGTATCGTGTGACCTGACACCAGACCATCTACGCTTGAAGAACTCTAACTGCTTGGCATGAACATCTAGACCAGTATAGCCAGTAACCATCTCGAAGCCGTTGCTAAGTGAACCATCTTCCTCTAGCAAGCAGTAGTTATATGTAGACTGATTACCGCTAATGTCAGACTTGTGTGTACCGATAGAAGTAAGCAACTCCTCAGCCTTGTCATGGCGGCTCTCATCGTCATCTATCTCCATCTCTAACTCTAAGCCCATATAGACAGGCGTAGCACGCTGAGTGAATTTTGTAGGTATCAGACCTAGCTTGCGTCTACTACTGTGGTATCCCCCGATAAGACTGCTGTCGTTATCATCGTCATCATCGTCATCATCTTCTTCATCATAAGGTTCTTCTTCATCGTCTGCCACTACTGTATCGTGATAGTCAGACCAGCGATAGTTATTATCACGACAAGATGAGCACACCCAGCGGTCGCCGTTGTAAACCCAAGAGCCGTCTTCTTCGTCTTCTATGTAGTCACAGTCAGAACAATAATCGTAATTCGGAGCATCGGGAAACTTATCAGTGTCGTTGAGTATGTCGCACCAGTTAGTAGACCCATGCTGATTACGGATCTCAGGTTCATCGTTAAGCATCTCGACTAGCCTTCTGTGGTCTTGATTACGAAAAGCCTCACGAGCCTCAACCCCAAACGAATAGAACTCACGCCGTCTAGTCATAAGAGTTTCGTACGCACTGCGGGCTTCTCTATGGAACCTACTATGCTTCTCATCCTTACCAAGGTTGTTCTTGATAATGTACTTAGCGTGACCTAAAGCCTCTGCGATTGACCATATATGTGGTCGGGTCATGTGGTTGAGCATAATCCCATAGTAGCTACGAGTCATCTCCGTTGTCGCATTCTCACGCTTTAATTCCATAGCACGGATTTGTTCGGATGTATATGTTGGTACTGGCATATCTGTAACTCCTTCGTTTGTGTATGTAAATGTTGCTGTTGTTTGTGGTACTGTGTATATCATTGTTGGAGTGCCGTCTGTACCCCTAGTAAAAGTTAACGGCATAACCTACCCTCCTATTAGTTTTGTTAATAAAAATCTAACGATTTGCCCTCCTATAAATATGGTTGTGAATAATAAAAGAAGCCGACCTGCTAAATCAAATGCTCTCATCACATCTCTCCTTCGTGTAAAAATCGGTACTTCATGATGTCGTTAGTTGTACCATTCAAGCCCCAAAACCACTGATTAGCATGCTGGGCATACCGCTGTGGTCTGCGCTGATCTCTAAGCCACACCTTTACTAACGGATTACCCTCTAAGGCGGGGTGCGGCGGGATAACGGGCGTTGTGATGGGGGTGGTCTCCAAACTTCTGCGGGTGTGTAAAGCGCCCCAGTCTATCCACAGTTTAGGTACCTTGATAACCCGATACGCCACGATCGCCGTATCATTGATGTCCTCGTCATCACCCCAGCTATAATGGCGCGCAAAATAACTCGACCTCTCGCCATTACGCAAGATGACTCTAACCATCGAGTCACGATCAACCCCTTCGGGTAACGCATTAACCCTTACTTGGTCGTCATACTCTAGCGGGTTGTGCCTGATGAAACTGTTAGGTATGGTGAGTGCCGTAGGTTGGGGTTGGGGTCGCGAGCTGTTATATTCCAAACGCAGACGATACAGCTTTTCGACCTCCCGCCAGTCGACATTTATTTCTTCGCCTGTTTCGACAGCTGGTCTGTCTAGTATTTCTCTAATTGTCATGTTAGTTATCCTTCGTTTGTTAGTGCTTGTTTACTTCTCGGACAGAAACCTGTCCCGATGTTGTTGGTCGTATTCTTCTAGTCGCTCCTTTCGTTTCTGTTGTGTCAATCTATACTGCGTTTCTAAAACCGCCAAGTGATCTAGGCGGGCTTGCTCTAATGCCCTTCTTTCGTCTTCCGTGTTCCATTTGGTCTGCCTTGTCTGTTTTATGGGGCAGGTTTCTGTCCGTCTTTTGTATGCGGAGTAAGTGCTTTTGGCTCGGTTCACTTCTTTATCTAGGCTCGCTTTTAGTGCATCGCGTGCTTTACCCCGTTCTTTTTGCCAGCGTTCACGCATATGGCGTGATCTAGTTTTATTGATTGCTTGGCGTTTTTCAGCTATTAGTTGCTCCCCTAAGTAGGGGTTAAGTCGTTTGTTTGTGATCTTGGTGCGTAGTTCCTTTAAGGTTAATTTGTTGCGTGGTTTGCGTTTTGGTTGGCACGATTTGCACAAAGAGCTGATGACCGTAGTTCCTGTTTCTACTCGCCTCTTTATTACATTACTGTATTCCTCTGCCGACATCCTGCGCTTAAACTCATCTCGCCCCTTAGTTTCCCCACATTTCTTACATGTGATGTGGCTGGTTTTTTGTAGTCGTTTCATGTGGTGTTCCTCGTGTTCGGGCAGGTTTCTGTCCCGTTTAGCCAAAAAAGTATACTAGTGTCCACTTCGCAGACCTATGTTGTCCACAGTAGTTGACGCCTCTGAAGCCCTGAGTATATAGGGTTTTTCCCAAAACTGACATAGCTGTCTACGGATTTCCAGCAATTTAAAGACTAAGAAAAAGCTAGACAAAAGAAAATGTCCACTTTATTACCCTTATATATATATATTAGGATATTAGTATTTATATATATATGTGTGCTGGGAATGTGGTAGACGCTTATAAACACAAGGGTTGCGGGCGTCACGCTAGTGTCCACTAGCTAAATAAACTGGACAATTACCAAGTGCCTAAATAATAGGCACTTGTCTAGATAAACGGGACAGAAACCTGTCCCAAACACCCTCTAATTAAAGCCAGATCAATCCACAACGGGCTAATTGGTCTGAGGTGAGGATCACCCAGCCTGCATCTTTTCCGTCTGCCTCAATGTGTTTACGCAAGGCGTTGGTGGCTCGCTTTAGGGACTTGAATGGTTGTAGCTTGCGGGTGTTGCCTATTCTGTGGATACTGCCCACTTCATTGCCCCTCTTGCGGCATACGACCCACACATTACTGCGGTTGCCTA